CCGATATCTTTGCCAGACGGAGGTTCATCATAATAACGATCACTCTTCGCGTGAGCCATAGTACCTTCGTCCATGTTTGCGATCATATACCAGTTTGGATAGCCAGCAATATCGCGTATACGACCTTGAACGGTGTTGCCTGCTCCAGTATACACATGTGTGTAAAGCGGGACATTGTCGATATTCGTGACCTCATCATCTCCCACTTCGCCGATAGATCGATTTTGCATCTTCAATTCCGACTTGATGTTTACGTTGACTTTAGCACCGTCCAAAATCAAATAAGCAACGTTCATAGTGCTGATACCAAGTGCAGCGGGAGTACTGGGTAGAAATGCCAAACGGATAAATCGTACTTGAGCAGCATCTGCATACGATGGCCCGTTCCATAAACGATCAGTATGAGCAAACCAAGTAGCGTGGCCCAAGAGATTCGACGCGCCGGATGCCGATATCGGAAAAGTTTCCACAGTTGTCGTACTGGGAGATGCAGTAGTTCCTCCCGTAATGATATACTCCAACGAAAAATTATCAGTCGATTTCCAATGAAATAGAGTATCTTCGACGTGATTGACATTCACACCACATTTCAACGAAAGCTGTTTCAGAGCAGCCGCCCAAAACGTAAAACGCATTGTCGTCAAAGGACATGTAGAATGACCAAGAAACCCACATGACGCATCTGTATCCAACATAGAGCCATATTCTCGAGTGAACGACAAACCTCCCGAAACAGACACTTTACGAGTTTTACGCTTGCTGCGCTTAGCCTTCTTTTTCACTCGTTTAACCACCTTTCGGCGAGTGCTCTTTTTAGACACAGCACGGCTGCGTTTAGGCTTTCTATTACCACGACGACGTCCGGCGACGGTAGACGAAGATGACATCGGACTGTTTGAAGTAGGAGTATTAAGGACTGTTTTTCAGAAGAAGAAAGAATCATAACAAACAAACCGTTTCCTGCTTCGAGTTCATTCGCATAAAAGTCTTCGCGCATCATATCTTGCTCGACAGCATCGATAACATTTGCGTTATTACCATCTCCGTAGAACCTTTCAGGATGGGCAGGAGAAGGATCAACCGGCGGTTTCAACGAAGTTTTGACACCCAATCCCTTGCCAGACGCAATCTCTTGGGTCCTGGTCAAACCTTGTAATCCAACAGCAATACCCATCGCGTTACGCATGACATTCATGCTTACACCCGCCCCCGGATGATAGCCAATGTTTGCTTTCGCAAAAGCCATATCAGCGTCTTTCAATCGTTTGCCAGAGTAGTAGGCTTGGTCGTGCTTACGACAGGACATATCGGCTGCATCCACGGGGGCGGGTCCGTACAATACAGAATTCTGAGCAGCACCACCAGACCACCCAGAACCGCACCAATTACCATAGTTAAAGAAACCAACATAGCCCTTCTTCTTCGAACTGCGGACTTTACGTTTCTTATTATAGTGTTTTAGCGGAGCCATTTGAGGAAGAAAGGATTTTTTTTGGCGTAAAATATAACAGCAGGGATTTTACCCCTTGTTATGTGTTACGCCGATCCGTAAGTAATACTAGACGTAACAGGGTTAGGGATAACACCTGACGTCGGGTGCTTACGGATCGGCTAAAAATTTTTCGGCAACGGGCCTACGGCACACCACCACGAGCAACGCTCTCAACTCCGTTGGGCACCGCGCCGGAGGGCATCCCCCAGGACCATTTGGGCATTAATCTTCGTGACGATCTGTTCTGTTCGTGCACTGCTAACCGGGACCTTAACCCAACTGGCCTTAAAAGGAAAATTTTTTCAACCTTTCTTCCCAATCTTCAAATGGAATTTATTACTTTGCACAATCGCTGGGGCTCTTTTAAAATTGCATGGCAGGAATTTCACGGCGGCTATATGTGGTGGCCAACTGACAATCAACAATACGACCGACTGGTGCAAGCAGAGATTGTCGCGGATTTGGATGGAATGCTTCTGGTTCGTCAACAACGCCCATTCATGCACCGTCACCCTCGCTCTATGGCTCGTTCTCAATAAATAAATTTTATTGAGCAAGCGGATTACCATTAAAATGTGTCACCTCCAACCTTCGCATCAACGCCTCGGTTGTCTCCAAATCGAGTTCGGAATACCACTTGCGGGGGTCCAAATTGCTGGTGATCCAGATGTGGGTCGCGGCGAGGACAGTTGCTCCGTGTTTTGCCTCAACGATAACAGGATATCGATCAAACCATCGTAGGACGTGTCCAATGTCGATCGCTCCTCTAAACTCATCAATGACGACATTCTTGTGGGCGCGATATCCGTCCCAAAACTTTGATCTTGGGTCCTTGGGGTAGGCGTCCATACCGGCCTCGTCCCATGCTCGTCGACTCTTCCCAGTACCGGTTCGTCCCCAGTAGACCTTGATACAGCGTTCAACGGCGGCTGGTCGAAGATGATCCTTCGCGATAGATTTGAGTTGTGAATAGCATCGGATATAGATGTCCGCTGGGATCTCGTCAAACTGCCCACTCTTTGCGGCAAGCCGAACGGCGTCCCAATCGGTGTCGGAGTTTCGCTTAAGCGGTCGTTGACCAAGTTCAAATCGAGTACCCTCGACGGCCGTATCCTCCTTGTGAACGTAGGCGTCGGCGGCGGAGGATCGGGAGAGTTCGGCATGAGTGGAGTCGCCGAAGACTTTCTTGACGGCGGAGAGTCGTACATTCTTGGAGAACATACACACCATTTGCCAGTGTAAATATCCTGTAGTCGGAGCCTTCTCAAGTTGCCCTTTGACGTACAGACACCCCTTCGGCAAATACGGCACATAGTCATGGTGAGGAATAGTGAACAGCCAATACTTTCCAACAGACATGGATGATTGACGAATAATTTCGCTTTTTATTTACGTAGGGTTAGGTGACAAACAAAAACATTGGAGCCGGAATAGGAAGTCGAGGCACTACTCTTCGATCGCGCCGTTGAAGCGATACATTTGCATAGTACTCTTCATACGTCCTTCGACCAACTTGATACGCATAAAATGATTATGTTCATAAGCAACTTTGATATGCTGACGAGTAGCTCGAGCGACAGTTTCGATAACTTTGTCGAAAGCGAATACTTTGTAATTTCCCATCGCGCTACGATAACGAACATCGGCCACGCTTGTATCGCTGGGATAATTTCCAATTTTACGATTGAAACTGTTGAACGGAATGCTTTTGACATAGTATAGAGTAGATGTCTGAATTTCACCGGGTTTGATAATACCTTTGCCCAACTTCTTTGAGCCGATATCTTTGCCAGACGGAGGTTCATCATAATAACGATCACTCTTCGCGTGAGCCATAGTACCTTCGTCCATGTTTGCGATCATATACCAGTTTGGATAGCCAGCAATATCGCGTATAC